CTAATAAAATAAGGGTGGGGAGCAGGTTTGGCTTCGCCAGAGAGGGATGTTATATTTAGACGTAATTAAAAATTAAAGGTTATGAAAGCAAAAGAAATGTCAGAAGAGGTTTATGATGAGTTGATCCGTTTGGATTACCACCGCAAAGTGAATTCAGTGTATGAAGTTAACACCTCAGTAGATTTTAGTAGTTTTGATAAAGAAACTCAAAAGGCAATTAGTACGTTTCCTGTTCTTATGTTTAATCCAGATACTGACTTAATGGATATTGAGAATCTAGATGGGGAACAGCAGTTTTATATTTTGTTTACTCGAAATAGAAACTATTTGATTGATACTCAAGGTTATACTTACCCACGTTATATTATTGGGTTGAATAACTTGAAGTTCGAAGAAGATGAAGACGACATCTACGAACGTATGGAAGGCTTGGTTCGTATTGCCGACAGTAAGATTTTTGATGAGGTAACAAAGAGTTTGGCTTTCGAATTAAATAAAGAAGACTTTGACCACGAAGATATTGTAAACTATTTGTTTATGAAGGTTCAATTAGCGCTTGGCTCACACCGATAATTTTATTATATTTAGGTGTAATTAAAAAATAAATGGTTATGAATGGAATGTTTTATGTAGTGGTTGAACAAGATGTGGCCTCAGTTGTAAATGCTAGTTTGGCTTTGACTCTCGAAATGGATCCATATTTTGATGGTGAATTGTATGGTGCTTATTCAAGTTATGAACAGGCTGCTGATCATGCCAACCAGGTCAATCTCTAAAGATTGATTTGGCTACCCAGAATATTTTTGTTATATTTAAATGTAATTAAAAATTAAAAGGTTATGAAAGAGCAACTGATTGAGCAAATTGAAGGTTTAAAAGCCATCAAAGAAGAAGCACGCAATAACAAGGCTATGAAAATTAGTTCTTTGTTTCATGAGGTGTTTGATTTGAAAGATGTAGAATATTCAAATCTGAATATTGGTTCTGAACGGGCTGAGTTTAGCTTCAATAATGAATATTCTGGTCAGTTTACAGTTTTGTATTACGAGACATATGGTGATGATGAGACCAAATTAGAAGTAAGTGTACCATCATCTTACAGTGAAGATGTTTCACGTTTGATTCAGTGGGGTAAGATTGCAGAACAAATTGAATTGAAGGGTAGTGAGTTTTTAACTAAACTAAAAGTACTCCGAAACGAATATAAAGCAGGAATTGAGGTCACTAACAACATGTTGTATGAGGCTGAAACTAGATTGAAGTTTATTCAAAATAAAGAAAATGCAGTTGATTTAGAATTGACTAAAACGGCTTTGAGAACTGTAGGTCATCAATTTGAAACAGGTCATTGGGTGCAAGTAGGAGCAATGGATAGTGTTTATACTGACAGTATCCGGATTGAACAAACACCAGGTAAGAAAACATATAAAGTTCATTATGTAAACTTAGGCCGCCCGGCTACATATGAACGAGTACGAGAAATGTATATCAATAAATTGGCTCAAGAATTGGTAAATAACTCTAAAAACGCCTAACCATGAACCAGCAAGAATTAACCACCAAGTTGATTGAATTGAAATCACAGGTAACAGGCACAACACCTTACGCATACGGTTTGTTAGACGGTTTAACAATGGCAATAGAAGAAATAGAGAGTCCCCGATCATAACCATTTTTAATTACACCCGCGTTATGGGGACTAGGGGAGCCAGGTTTGGCTCCCCACTCTTTTATTGTTATATTTAGACGTAATTAAAAATTAAAGGTTATGCTGTTAGTAGAGTTTAAAGAAATGGTTAACGACGGTAAAATATTCTCCGTTGTATTTACTAAGAAGGATGGTACGATCCGAAAAATGGTAGCGCGGTTAGGGGTGCGTAAGCATCTTAAGGGAGGCGAATTGAAATACGACGCCGCTGCCCGCAATTTATTGCCTGTATTTGATATGGAGAAAGAAGAATATCGTATGATTAATGTTTCAACCATACAAGAAATTAAAGTGGGTGGTGCTAAGATTGATTTGGCTACGCTATAATTTGATGTTATATTTAGACGTAATTAAAAATTAAGTGTTATGAAAAAAGTGCAGTTTAAAAGTGACGTTTATGGTTTCGTTTACGATTCAGTTTATGGCGAAGTTAGTAAAGTGTTTAATACACCTTTAAATGAATCAGAATTAGAATTAATTGAGAGTGTATTAAGTGAAGATGATTGTATTTTCACAGATATTGATTCAGTAAATGCAGTGTTTGAATTTGATGAGAATAGTTTGGAGTGTGATGTTGAGGGTTTGAATACAGTATTAGAGTACGCAGAATAAAATAAAAACAAAGGTGGTGATGAGCTTGGCTCACGCCACCTTTTTTATTATATTTAAACGTAATTAAAAAATTAAAAGGTTATGAAAATGATTGATTTAAATGTTGCTTTTAGAGAGGCGATGGATGTAGCATCTTATGAAGATGTATTGGGTATTATAGAGAGTTATGAGGATGAAAGTATATTAGATGACTTTAAACTTGAGTTTGTTGAAGGTGAAGATATTAGTAAAGATGACTATAGTTACTTCTCTATTAGTTTGATAGATGATATAAGTGAAGTTGGTTATATACAGGCCAATTGGATTTATATTTGGGATAAGGATATTTTTGAAAAGACTGAGTTACTTTAAAATAAAAACAAAGGTGGCGATGGGCTTGGCTCACGCCACCTTTTTTATTATATTTAACCGTAATTAAAAATTAATGGTTATGAAAGCAAAAGGAATTAAAGCAATGATGACGTTGCTGGAGAAGAAGGGTTGCAAGGTGTGTGGCACCACAGAGGATTTTTACGGCCGCCATAACAGCACACCAGGCGTTTGGATCGCAGCAGACCACACACCTGAATTGTTCAACTACTGGAGTTCAAATGGAGTATTGATTAGTGGTAAGTTGAATAGGGCAGTTCAGAAAGCCGGATGGTGGTTTGAGTGGCACGATCCAGGAACGATTATGGTATGGCCACACTAACCAGGGTGGGGAGCCGGTTTGGCTCCCCGCTTATTTTTTGTTATATTTAGATGTAATTAAAAATTAAAAACAAAAGGTTATGACAGTTCAAGAATTGATTGATAAGTTGAGTCAGGTTAAAAACAAAAACTTAGAAGTAGTAGTTCAGGTTACTGACCCAACAGATTGGGAGTACAACAACTCAATTGAATTTACTGAGGTTCAAAGTGTATTATTGGTTGAGGATGATGATGATGAGACTGAAGTATTTGTAATTAATGGGGGTGATGTTTGATCACCCCTTATTTTTTTACCCCAAAAAGGGATGTTATATTTAGACGTAATTAAAAATAATGGTTATGAAAAACGAAAAAATGATCGTGAATGAAGAGTTGATCGGTAAATACATCAACCAGGTATTGTGGAGCGATGTTAATCCGGTAGGCAAAATTATCGCAATCAAAGGCAAAACCAAAGTATTGATTCAACCGGTTTGTGCCAGCAAAAATAAAGCCAAAATGGAATTCGTACCGGGTGGTTTTTCAGCGGTGTGTTTGAATCAAAATGAACAACATTACGATTTCATGGAGGTGGGAGAGGTATTTGAAACGACTCTGAGCCATGCCAAGATGAAAAAAGCGTTCTGGAATATTGACGACGCACCATATAAGCAATATGATTATAACTTCTAAATAGAAGATACGGAGAGGGGAAAGGGCCGAAAGGCTCTTTCTTCTTTTTTGGAAAAGAGGGGTGTACGTGGTACGTGATATATACTTTATATGTGGTATATCCCCCCGCGCGCTGTTATCCATACATGCTTGGATACTGGGAAAGAATTTTTTTGATGTAAGGATGAAATAAAGGTAACTTCCACCATCGGATAGTATATACTTATATATTTGCACCGCCCACCATACCCCCATACCACACCATCCTATACCATGCCCATCCCCCACACCCACACCCCAATTTCCGGATTTGCCCTTTTACCCATTTTTTCCAGCTCCCTAAATCCTTCTTTCTTAAAAAAGTTTGGCTACCATAAGGTATATACATATATTCAGGTATTAATGAAAACAAAGTAAATAAGTTTATGTGGGCATTTGCAGTTGTAGGAGCATTATTACTATTCGCGTTTATTAACGGTTTAATTCACTTATTTAAACCAGACAAACCCACTATCATTAGATGTATCGCCTTTATGGTCGGGTTGGTATTATCCAATATTTTATTTGATTGGGGAATTGAACGTATGGAATGGTTTTTAGGACTGTCTATTACTATGGTGGGTCTTTGGAAATGGTATGAGTAAGGAGCGTATATACGGATATGTGGATGTGGGTGGGATGCAAGGAAACTTTCGAGCTGAGGCTTGGCTTCCCAAGATTTTTTCCATAACTTCACCCCACTGGAGTTAATAAATTAAGGTTATGAAGATTCGCTTTAATGATACATTTCTATTTATTATTGGAATTATATTTTTCATAGGAGGATATTTTACTGAGACTATAGGTTCATATTTTGTATTTGGTTTATGTCTTGGTACTTTAATTAATCACGCTGTCCAAGATTTTAAGAATAAAAAATAATGAGTTACTATTCAGAAACATCTATTAAACATCCTATTCAAAAGATTACTTATGAAGAGGCTAAACAATATATTCCCTTAAAAGAAGATTATACTGGTGTAACAGTAGATAAATGTCCATACTACACCATGACTGAAGGTGAGGACGGGTGGACTCTGGTGACATATTACACTGGGAGAAAACGAGCGAGGTATGTTAACCTAGATAAAGAATATGATTCATGGGTTTATGTTATATCTAACCCTAGCATTCCTGGTCAAATAAAAATTGGTTATACTGATCTTACTCCTGAGAAACGAGCTCAACAATTGTCTCGATCAACAGGTGTTCCAACTCCATTTATTGTTGAATGGGCATTCCATTGTTTTAATGGGGCTCAATTGGAAGGTGAGGTTCATCGTTACTTAGAGGCATCACGTGTGTCTGGTAATAGAGAATTTTTTGATACTTCTATTAGTGAAGCTAGAGACACTATTGTTAGGTTCGGACAAAATTATCTTTAGGTTTGGCTACCCAAGAATATATACATATATTTAGGTGTTAATTAAAAATTAAAGTTATGAGTAAAACAAAGAAACATGATCTGGTATCGGTAAACGTGAATGAGCTCAAAGAGTTCCTTACCCATATCATCAACAACAACCGTTACCTGCAAGAGAATGGTAAGCCATCAGTTTCAATTGAAGTTGTAGGTGAATCAGGTATTGGTAAAACATCTTCAATCATCCAGCTAGCTAATGAGTTGGATTTGCATTTTGTTAAATTGAACCTCGCACAAATTGAAGAAATTGGTGACTTGGTTGGTTTTCCAATCCGTCAATTTGAACTTACAAAAGGTTCTGATAAAGTATGGGTTGATGAGAATTTGATTAAAGAATATCAAGATCAAGGTTTTAAATCAACTGGTTTGAACCGAATGAGTTACTGCGCACCTGAATGGATTAGTGGTAAAGAAAAAGGAGGTATTTTGCTTCTGGATGACTGGAACCGCGCTGATATTCGTTTCATTCAAGCTGTAATGGAGCTGATTGATCGTCAACAATATATTAGCTGGACATTACCTAAAGATTGGCATATCATTTTGACTGCTAATCCTGACACAGGTGAATATTTGGTTAATAGTATTGATAACGCACAAAAAACACGATTTATTTCAGTTAATCTAAAGTATGATGTTGACTGTTGGGGTAAATGGGCTGAAGAAAATGAAATGGATGGTCGTTGTATCAACTTCATGCTTATGCATCCTGAATTGGTTACTAAAGAGATAAACAGCCGAAGTGTTAGTATGTTCTTTAATTCTATTTCTTCACTTAAGAATTTTGAAGAGTCATTGCCTCTAATTCAAATGGTTGGAGAAGGATCAGTTGGTTCTGAGTTTAGTACTATGTTCACTATGTTTATTAATAACAAGTTGGACCGTATGATTACTCCTGAGAATATCTTGAACCAAGATGAAAAGTATGTTATGAATACTTTAAAAAGTTTAGTTGGTAAGGAAGATAAATATCGAGCAGATATTGCCTCAACACTCTCAACTCGATTGGCTAACTATTTGGATATTAAAGCTAAAACTGAGAAAATCTCAAATGAAATTATTAACCGTATCTCGGCACTGGTAAAGGAGGAAATTTTTACCACTGATATCTGTTACAATATGGTTAAGAATATCTACAATAGTAATCCGACACAGTTCAAGATGATGATGGTAGATAAGAATTTGGTTAAATATATTATGAAATAAGTTATGAGTAAGAATACATACGCTATATATTCAATAAGAAATTACAACAATGATATCATTATATATGATTCAAGTAGCCAGACAAAAGACCCATATAAATTTAAAAGTAATTTTGCCCCACTTGTAGAGTTCGCTGGAGAGCTTCTTAAAGATAAATCACAAAAGCCTCATGGGAATGTTTATACAGCCACTACTTGCAAGATTCCACGTGATAAAATGAAGGTTTATTTTCAAGAAAATAATCTTAAGAAAACTACTCGTACTTATTTAGCTGATACTGTATTGATTGATCTAGAATCTCTTGATAAGGTTCTTAGAATATTTCCAAAACAACATAGTTGGACTAAAGGATTTATGATCCCTTCAGAGGATGTTGTAAAGAATAGCCATCTTTTTGATATTGATCATAATAGAAACAATTCATGGTCTCAACCATATTTTACAATACATGATCAAGTACTTAAAGGAGAACATGATGTTTTTATTAAAACATATGATGATAGAGCTACTCAAATTGTCAAATCGTCATTTCCAGAGGCTGAGAAAATTGAAATTTTAAGTTATCCAACTGGAGATCTTCTTAAAACACTTGAACTTCTAACTTTCCTTAAAAGTCACCCAAATATTACAGTAGTATTTGATACTACTTTAAATGAGGGGATGACTAATGAAGGTATTGAGATGGATGACGAGATTGAGAAACAAGTAATGCAAATGCTTAAATCTACAGATATTAATGACACTAAAATGGCGATTGAGATTTGTAGTAACTTTGATTTAGAAAAATCATTGTTTCGTATTGCTTTTATGTTTAACAAACATAAGAATTGTTTTATTGGTAAGCAAAGTATGCTAACTAAAACTAGTTACAAACAAATTGATGCTTATATTCGTAGTAAAGGTATTGGTTGGATGAGTGATCGAGATACATTCTTAAGTGATATGTTTGTACTTTATAAGGATGATGAAAAAATTACTCCAATTATTAAACGACACATCCAGGACTATCTTCAATCTCAACTTAAACATACTAAAATTAAACTAACTGACATTAGTTTGGCTTAACCCAATATCTTACTTATATTTAGGTAAAAGAAATAAGTTATGAATGTATATGAAGAAGTAGTTAAACACTCAAAGAAGTTAATGTTTGACGAACCATTCTATGGGTTGATGCTCATAGCGATGAATAAGGAACTTAGTGAGCGAATTGACACTGCATGTGTTACTCGAGATAATATCAACACTAAGTTGATGGTCAATCCTGAGTTTTGGGCTACATTGGATGAGAGTACTAAAACAGGTGTTCTTAAACATGAGTTGCTCCATATCGCGTTCTTTCACCTACTTAATATGGATGGTTTTCCAGATCGTAAACTACACAACGTAGCCGCGGATTTGGAAATTAACCAGTATATTGAGGATAATTATAAAGGAGAAAAATGGGATGGTTTAGAGATTCATAAGGAACCATTTGCTAAACTTAATCTTGAACCTAAACAAGGTACTAAGTATTACTACTCAATGCTCCAGGAGGAAATTCAAAACAATCCTGAAGGTGATGTAGCCAAGTTTATGGAAGGAATGGATCCGATGCATGAGTTATGGGAAGCATTTGATGGTTTGTCTGATGCTGAAAAGAAGCTTATTGCTAAACAAATCGACCACCAACTCAAAGAAATTGCTGATCAGGTTCAAAAGAGCTGTGGTACTATACCAGGTGAGTTGAAAGATTATGTTTTAGGTTTGTTTGAGATGGAAGAACCAGTATTGGACTGGAAAGCTTACCTACGACGTTTTAATGGTATGTCTCAAAAGATTCTTACTAAAAAGACTCGTCGTAAACCATCTCGACGTTACCCATCTAATCCCGCCCTTAAAGTAAAGCCTAAGAAACGTACACTTGTTGCCATAGACACATCAGGTAGCGTAAATAACGATGAATTAAAGGAGTTCTTTAATGAAATCTATCACATGTATAAAACCGGAACTGAGATTACAGTGGTTGAATGTGACGCTAAAATTCAACGAGAGTATGAATATAAAGGTAAGTTAGAAGAAATTAAGGTAGCAGGACGTGGTGGTACTGATTTTGAACCAGTGATGGTTTACCTAAAAGAACATCAAAACAAGTTTCAAAACCTAATTTATTTTACTGATGGTGAATGTAGTGCTCCTGAAACAAAACCGATGAAACCTATTTTGTGGGTTCATAGTTCACGTTCACCTATCAATGAAGAACTCCCAGGAGCTAAAATTAAAATTACCCGATAATGGCATCGAAAATTTCATTAAATAATCCTAATCCATGGAAACAACCTCTAGATGTGATTCCACTACCCTCTAATATTGAGGAAATTGTATATCCACTATTGGGTATGTGTAATAAGTTGGTTTTAGGTGGTAGTTTAGGGCTGTATGTTATGGACATTATGGAATACAATTTTAATAAGCGTAAACCTGATATTGACTTTTCCTTAACTGAGCCTTTAACAGTTGAAGAACTTAATACTATTAAGGATTTCTTCCAGTTGGGGTTTGTATTAGGAAATAATGACTATGATTTTGAATCAGTTCAGGCTAGTCCTACTGGAGATAAAATAATAAAAACAAAATCAGCAGAACACTTCTTAACTAAAGAACTTATCCAACTTTCGAAGTTGGATGAGAAGGGAAATGTTCTATATACTATTGACTTCTTTAATTCACAATATATGAAGTCAAAAGATGTAGTTGAGGTGAGAATACCATTTCAAGATAACCCATCTTCTAAATTCCCACTTCGAGTAAATCACCCAGCTATCACAATCTCATACAAGGCACGATACGCTTATGATACTCGAGTAGGTAAACAGTTTAAACACTGGGAAGATATTGAAAAGATTGATAAGAAGAAGTACTTTCAAATCATTAAAAAGATTAAAACTAAACAAGTTAAGTCTACAACAACAGATACTTCTTCTAAAGACTCTTACAAGACCAAATCATACTTTGATCCATACGATAATATGGAAACAGCTTCCTCAAGTAGTATGAGCTGGGGTAACTTACCATTCTAAAGTTTGGCTACAGCGTAAATAGATGTTATATTTATATCATAGAAAAAAATAAATGTTATGGATAAGTTTAAGCAAACGTTAGTTGAAGCAATTGAGGAGAATAAAGAAGAAATGATTTCTCCATCACGCGAATATACAGATAATGAAATCATCTGGATGCGTGGTTACACTCAGGCGCTTCAAGACATGTTAAATGACTTCACTGAGGACTATAACAAGTTCATTGAAGATCTTATTAAAGTTCAACTTAACTAATATTTATATTTTATTGCACCCGTGGTGAAACAGGTAGACACAAGGGACTTAAAATCCCTCGCGCAAGCATGCCGGTTCGATTCCGGCCGGGTGTACAAAGAAGGGGAGACTAAGGTTTCCGGCTACAAGTTGTTCGCGACAATAAGGTAGGTAGCCCCTTAAAACATGGTCCGGTAGCTCAGTTGGATAGAGCATCGCACTTCTAATGCGACGGTCGAAGGTTCGAATCCTTCTCGGATCACTAAATACTGGCAAGTATCTCCTCAAGCTTATACCTTGTAGAAAGAGTAACTGGTCACATGAGGGTTCGAGTCCCTTCTTGCCAACAGAGAGAGGTAGTGAAGCTGTAGTTGGGAGGTAGAGTGTATTAGTTACTGAAAAAGGGTTTATAGTAGGTAGGCGTCACTTATTGCACTCAACCAGAAACCCTGAAAGACCCGAAACCTCTCTTTAAAGGAAGGTTACTCAAGTGGCCTAAGAGGATGGTTTGCTAAACCATTAGGGTGTAACAGCCGCGAGGGTTCGAATCCCTCACCTTCCGCATAATACCACGTTATAATGAACTCAATATTCCGAAGCGGCACAACTCATAAACCAATACAGTTAGTACCTTATCTACTGGATTACATACGAAATAATCCAGAGACAAAAATATATGTTGGTTCTGACTCTCAAAACCGTGGTCCTGAAACTGTTTACTGCACAGCAGTAGTACTCCGATATAGAAGCAGAGGTTGTCATGTTTTGTACCACAAAACAAAAGTACCAATTGTTAGAGATTTTTGGTCGCGTTTATGGAAAGAAACAGAATTGTCAATCGAAGCTGCTCTATTCATTACAGAAAATAGCCCACTTAAAATCGAATCAATCGATCTGGATTTTAACGACGATGAATATAAAGCATCTAACAAACTTGTAGCAGCATCAAAGGGTTGGGTGCAAGCAACTGGCTTTAGAAGTACTACAAAACCAGCTCTTCAAATCGCGACAAGAGCTGCCGACCATATTATACGGACTTAACAAACAAATTTGGTTATCCAAAATATTGTTCGTATATTTATATAGTTGAAAAAGCAACATGTTATTTGACATATTGGTAAAAATGCCGAAGTGGTGGAATGGTAGACACGCTGGTCTTAGGAACCAGTGCCTAGTGTGTGTGGGTTCGAGTCCCACCTTCGGTACATAAATTGCTCTTGTAGCGCAGCGGTAGCGCAGTTGACTGTTAATCAATTGGTCGTTGGTTCGAATCCAGCCAGGAGCGCAAATATTGTGGGATAGAGCAGAGGTAGCTCGCAAGGCTCATAACCTTGAGGTCGGGGGTTCGATTCCCTCTCCCGCTACAAATAGTCAGGTGGGCGTAATGAGGCATTGGTGGCCGAATCCTATATGGTTGCTTCCCCGGTTCGAGTCCGGCCCTGACTACAATAATTACAAGGAGGTTTGGCAGAGCGGTCGAATGCGGCAGTCTTGAAAACTGTTGACTGTAACAGGTCCCGGGGTTCGAATCCCTGAGCCTCCGCCACGAGATGTAGCGCAGTTGGTAGCGCACCTGGTTTGGGACCAGGGGGTCGCAGGTTCGAACCCTGTCATCTCGACTATATTACCCTCTCGTCTAATGGCAGGACAATTGGTTTTGGTCCAATTAATTGGGGTTCGAGTCCCTGGGGGGTAACAAAATTGGAAGGTGGGTGAGTGGTTAAAACCGGCAGACTGTAAATCTGCTCCCATTGGGTACGGCGGTTCGAATCCGTCCCTTCCAACAACTGGACCTTTAGCTCAGTCGGTTAGAGCAGTTGACTCATAATCAATTGGTCGGGGGTTCGAGCCCCTCAAGGTCCACAAAATAAAGTTTGGCCCAGTCAGATTTTATTTATATATTTATATCATTAAATAATTAATTAACAAAAACAAAATGAAAAAAGCATTTTTCGCAATCGCAATCGCTGCTGTAGCTGTAGCTTGTTCCAACGAAGCAGCAACTACTGAATCAACCACAGTAGACACTCTTGTAGTATCTACCGATACCACAGTTACAGCTGACACTACAGTAGCAGAATAATACTGAGTCTAGCCTGAAAAACGACCTCCTCCAGGTTCTTTGAGAACGTATGCTTGAAGTTTTGTAAGGGAGATTTGCCTCAATAGCTCAGTTGGTAGAGCCACTGATTTGTAATCAGTAGGTCGCTGGTTCAAGTCCGGCTTGAGGCTCAAAAGTAATGTGGCTGAATAAAGGGTTGAGAGCTCTTAAGGCACTGGTTGAACTGCTGAAAAGCAGGAATATTGGGTCATACAGACATGTGAGGTAAAACCACCTAAACTACAGGGTAGAATGCGCAACCTGGTAGCCTCTAGGGTCCCGTCAAGGTTATATTCATGATCTCTGCCGCGGGTGTTGGTAAGCAATCCAACCAATCGTTAACAGCAGAATTAGCTACTCTGTTGGGTTGTGGGTGAAAGGGGGCATGTCCAGGACGTATGGGTAGTCAGGATTCCCATCATTACTTTATGCGAAAGTAGCTCAGTTGGTAGAGCATGACCTTGCCAAGGTCAGGGTCGCCGGTTCGAATCCGGTCTTTCGCTCTAATTTTACCTATATGTTTCTTGATCTACGCATATATGTATATGCAAATGGATATAAATAAAATATTTAATCTATTCGATTCAACAGAATTTGATACTCCCTTAGAGCAAAAAGCTAAGGCAGCTGATGAACTTATTTTAATTCAAGAAACCCCTATATTTTGGGTAGGGATGCTTAAAAAAATTATATTAAATAATAAAGCTTTCTACCATCAACTTAAACATCATCTTCCTGAACAATTAATTAAAGAAATAGCTGGTTTAGATGATATAGCCGATTTAGTCACTTATTCAAGGGTGTGGTTTTATGCTTCTAAATTAAATTTAAAACGTAAAATAGATATAGATGCTATAAAAACTTTTGCTGATGATAATTTAGTATTTGCCTTAGTTATGGCTATTAAATTCTTTGAATGTAAAGAAGAGTATGAGAAATGTGCTCATTTAAAACAAATCCAAGATATAGTTGAGAAATTTATCAAGTAAACTTGATTCCAACATATATCTACATTACATTATAACCCAACAAAAATATTAAACATGAGAAATCCAGATCTAGCAGTTCAAAAACTAGAGAAACTTGAAGGCAAGTTAACCTCTATGGGTGTTTTAATTACACGCCCAACCACAACTAAAGAACAATACCAAAAACTTATTGCAGAGGCACATGATATTATCAGTGACCTTAAAATGATGGTACAACGTCAAAACTAATTTTAAATAAAAGTTATGAATCTTACAGCAGAACAAATCCAAAACAATTGGGAAGTATTTTTAGGACTTATTGAAGAACATATCTCTTCACCTCGTAAAGAAAAACTCCTAGACTTCTATAATCAGTACGCTGATCGCTTAATGCTAATGCCTGCTGCCCATAAAAAAGAATACCATAATGCTTTCCCAGGTGGTTATGTAGAACATGTTATTCGTGTTGTACGTTGTGCTCTTAAACAACATCAACTATGGGCTGATGAAGGAGTAGATACAAGTACATACACTATGGAAGAACTTGTTTTTGCTGCAATCAACCATGACCTAGGTAAGATGGGTGATGAAGAAAATGAAGCTTATATTCCCCAAACTGATGAATGGAGACGAAATAAGCTAGGTGAAGATTATATGCATAATGATAAAATTGCATTTGCCTCAGTTCCTGACCGTGGTCTTTATCTTCTTCAATCTCATGGCATTCAATATACCTTTAATGAGATGATAGGTATTCAAACTCATGATGGTTTATATGATGAAGCAAATAAGAAGTACTTTATGGGATTCACTCCTGAGGTTAAACCGCGTACTTCACTTCCTTATATTCTCCATTTTGCTGATATGATGGCTGCTCGTATTGAGTTTGAACGTGAATG